TACTTTCGCCAGCAGGTCGGCGGGCGCGGTGCCGTTGCCGGTCTGTGCCAGCACGGAAATCGTCACGCAGGCAGGCGACGGACTGATCACCGAAATATCCGCCACACGCCCGTCAGCCGAGCGTCCGTGATACTCATAAGAGCCGACCGGACCGGCTACGCTCAGCCCTTCAAAAGCCTGCTGCGCACGGATACGCAAATCCGCATCGCTTTCCATCACTGCTGCCACGGCGGGCACACTGACCGTATCCGCAGGGGTGATCGTCAGGCGTTCCACGCTGAACGTGGCGGCGATGTTGTCGAGATCAGTACCGGCGGCATAGGCCAGCATCACCGCCTGCGCCGCCTCGTTAACCCGCTGACGCAGGATCACTTCGCGGTAGGCGTTCTCCTCCAGCAGCTTCACAATCGGTTCAGACTCCAGCGTCAGCGTGCGGGCAATTGCGGCCTGCTGGTCTTCGGGGTACAGCGATACCAGCGTGGCTTTGCGTTCAGCCAGCAGGATTTCGTAATCCAGCACCTCCACCACGTCGGGGGCGGGTAACTGGCTCAGGTCGATAGTTGCCATAATTCAGCTCACGGGTAGGGTTAAGGAAATAGCGGCGGACGTGTCTTTGCGGGTGCCGGTGAGTTCCACCACGCCTTTTCCGTCGAACGTCGTTTCAAAGGTGATGCCGGTCAGGCTGACGCGTGGCTCCCATTTCAGGATCGCGCTGTAACAGGCCGCCATGATTTGCAGGCGCAGCGCCGCATTCTGCGGGCGGTCGGTCAGCTCGGACAGCAGTGAACCATAGTCGCGGCGCATGACGCGGGAACCGACGGGCGTGCGCAGAATGTCGCTTACCGACTGCTGAATATGTGCCAGGTCTTCGACGCTGCGCCCCGTGTCGCGAGCCAGGCCGATGTATTTCGCGTTAGTCATGAAGGCACCTGCGTCTGACCGCCGCCCGTCTGGACGCCGCCGTGTTTATGGGTATGAACCACCACGCCGTTTGACGTGATGCTGCCGCCTGTGTGGGTGAGGTTGCCAGTCATCTTGCCGCCTTGCTTAATCTCGATAGTGCCGGTGGTGAGTTTGTTCGTGCAGACCACTTCCGGCGTGTCGAGGGTGATGCGCGTTTTCGCCGTGCAGGTGATCAGCGGAGCAGTCACCGCCACCTTATCGGCGGCGTTCACCGTGGCGGACTTAATGCCGGTTGCCAGCAGCGAGCCGGTTTTGGGTTCGTACTCGATCACCGCACCGTCAGGGAAAGTGACGTGCATGGCATCGGCTGACGCCGACGGCGCAGGAAATTCATCAGAGAAAACGCCGGGCATCACAAAGGCGGTATCCAGCTCACCGCCCAGGCAGAACAGCACAACCTGTTCACCTTCAGACGGTGCCCACCAGGAACGGGAACGCCCAGCGCGGGACGTCAGCCAGTGCAGCCAGTCGGTGACGTTACCGCCGGTATTTACGCGACAAGTTGCTTCCTCCAAATTCACCTCGGCAACGGTGCCAATGCGGATCAGATTGCGCAGCAGGCGCGGAATGTCGTTGTTTGGGATGGATGTATTCATGGATAAAAGAATGCCGCCCTGTCAGGCGGCATACAATTTGTGGCGGGTTGATGGCAGGTGGCACAACGCAGATACCGGTATTGATATGCTAAAAAGTGCCCAAGATTTCACAAGAGACAAAACTCACATGTAAAATTAGCTACCAAAGTACTTAGTACTATACTTAATTTTTATTTTACCCCTCTTTCTTAGCAGAAGGTTACGCAGATCATAAGAACACAACATATAAATAGACTCCCTAAAAAGGAATAAAGAAAACAGCAGTGGCATAAACAAAATGAAGTAAAGAATTTTTTGTTTTTTAATTGTCTCTGTAATTGTTGGATCTTGTTGCTTTTGTTTAAATGATTCACAAATAACTTTAATTTCTTTTTTAGTAAGCTTTGTTATTTGTGAGAGTTTATCTTCTGAGAAGTTTTCTTTTGTACATGTCTCTTTGTCAAAGCGCCAATTATCAATAATTAAATCAACGAAGGGGAGTGCAAGGGTATATTTTTTTGCGTAATTGTGATTAATCGAAAACCAAGTATTACTATCATCGAACTTCAATACAGCTGCAGGAGTGATTGCAAGTTGCAAAGACAACGCAGCTAATTGAAAAAATACAACAGCTAGAATGGCTATAGCCAGAATGTATTTTCTTTTAGGGGGTTTCACTTTGCAGGTATTAATGTAAAAATAACCTCTCGCCCTAGAAATATATCTTATATCAATATTTTGTCTTTCGACCCTTTTCTGTAGTCTTTGTATTTGCTGCATGTTTACAGCATTAACATTGAAAGTAAAGTTGAATTTATCAATATCCTCTCGGATTTGCATGAACTTAGCTGTTTGACGATTATTAAAATCTTTTTTCCCAATTATCAAACACCAAACTCTAGACATCATACTGTAGTTTGAACCAGCTCTTATGTAAGTTACCCATGCAATTAGAAAAATTGAAAAAATATAAAGTATGTCTTTTATTATTTCGTAATTTTTAATAATAAGGCTATCAATGTCTTCCATTTTATCATCCGTTAACTAGGAAACCCTTCTCACTGTAAGGGCTTTTGTTTAGGCAAATCAAGTAGCGCTCTGCAAATTCTTAACTCATCAATTTCATCAATTCATCCTCCACAATCTTCATATCTTCCGCATCCAGCCCTAACAGCGGACGCGCCGGATACCGCACTTCCTCCGCCCTGACTGACGGGCGATCCCGCAGCCCGTACTGATGCACTTTTGCCATCCGTTGTACCTGTCCGGTGAATTCCACCACGGCGTCGTCAGCGGTGCCTTTGGCCTTCATGTATTTGGCCGTGCGCAGTTTGGCGAACATTTCCCGCTTAATGCGGCCTTTCTTTGCCCGCAACGGCGGCGGGCGGCGGGGAGTGAAGGGTTTACCGTCGGGTGTAACCTGCTGCTTAATGCGCTGCTGCTGATGTTTGCGCAGACGCTTCGCAATGGTAGAGGCCATCGCCTTACGGCTTTGCGGTGACAGCGCCGCAATCAATCCCGCCAGGCGGGTATCAAACGCTGACAGCTCACTCATTCCACTGACTCACTAACTCGCCGTGCAGGTACAGTTCACGCGGCCTTTCCACCGGCTCCGGCAGAGGCGGTTCCGGAAAATGCTCCACGTGCAGACCGGCATCAACCTGTTTCACGATCACTCGCTCGGTGAGCTGCAAATAAACGGCAATATCGTAGCTGCCGTCATTGAGCATATCGGCTTTGAATTTATAGCCTGTCTGCTGTTTATCGGGTGTTGCCATGATGTCCGGTTGATGCTCACGCAGCCAGGCAAGAATAGGCACAATGATCAGATCACAGTCCTGGGCAAAATTGGTGATCAGCAGTTCAGTCTGATACTGGTATTCAAACGACAGAGAACTGGCTAACGTGGAAACGATGCGCCCGTTATCCACAAACATCCGCAAGGTGTCGGGGCTGGTTTGCAGCACCGGCACGGCGTCAGTTAAGGCTTTGCGCAGCTGTGCGGGTTTTAACACGGTGTTCCTCCTGGCATTGTTTGACCACTTCCACCTGGAGGCCGCAGGCAGTCAGCGCGGCCTCCAGGTTTCTGACATCGGCGCTTAAGTCGCCGTTAGTGACCGGTGCGCTTGCCGGTATCGGGCAACTGGTTACCGCCGGACAGCCAATGTAAATAATCTGCGGCGCTGGCAAAGGCGGGACGTGCGTGCATCCGGCTAATGCCATCAGGCAGACGATCGCCATACCAGTCGCGCATTTCCTGATTTTCATTGAGTAACCTTTGAATATGAACTTCACGATCCCGCGCCTGCTGTCCTGCCCGTGCGAGCTGGGTGCGCAGGCTTTGCTCCTGGCGTTCCCGCGTCACGGCATCATCGTTCAGGCGGCTAATAACGTTGTCGCGGCTTTGGATTCCGGCGGACAGCGTGCCGATAATGCGCTGCGCCTGGTCGGCTTCGTCATGCAGGCCGCCGATACGCCAGGTTTGCAGCCCCGCCAGCGCGCAAACTGCCAGCAGTAAGAAAATTAAAATGCGCATCAGACTCCCCGCAGGCAGTAGGCCAGCTCATTAGCGCGGCGGCGCTCCAGGCCGGTGACGCGGACACCGTCCACAAATACCCAGCGCGGCAACTGTTCGCAGGCTTTTCGCCATTCCCCCTTATTGATGAAAAACGCCAGGGTGGATTTACAGGCCGCCGTCACGCCGACGTTGAACACAAAAGACGCCACGGCGTCATACACCGGCTGTGGCATGGCAACCGGCATACATCGCGCAATGCCTTTCTCCACCCGCATCACGTCTTCCACCAGATTCACGGCGGCCTGCCGTTCGCTGATGTGCGTTTGCGGCTTCACACCTGCGGTGTGCCCGATGCCGTTTGTCCAGACGCCCGCGCTGCACTGATAGGCGGACAGGCGGCAGCCTTCAAAATCGGCAATCAGTGCCAGACCGGCGGCGGAGGTTTTCAATGTTGGCGTTTGCGGCAGCAGCGCGGCAATCGCGAGAACGGCGGCGACGGCGCAGCGTCTAACGATTGATGGCTGCATTGATTTCCCCTCTCACGCCCATTTCTTTCAGCAGGCGGTAAGTCTTGCGACGGTAGTACCAGTTCACCAGGAAGGTCGCGACGCCGACGCCTGCGCCCACCAGGAAGGCGATATCCTGCGGTGACATTGCGCCGAGCCAGGCTAGAAAAGCCGCGACGCAGTAACAGATAAACGAGGTGATGCGCTCCATGGTCATCAGTCCCAAAGTGAGACGGTTTCACTGACTGCGGCCTGGGTAATATCCGGCAGCTCCACCGCGTAGCCATGGGGCAGGATTGCCCCCTGTGCGGCTAAGCCAACGTTAGCCGCGTAAACTTTTTCAGCGACCGATCCCGTGCGCCCGTAGTACCGCCAGCAAAGCGAATCTACGGTGTCGCCCTGTTCGGCATAGACTTTCATCAGAGCAGCCCAATGATGCAGTGAGACACACCGGCGACGTCGCTGATCGCATTGCGCCCGTCACGCCATAAATCATCAACGGTGCTTTCCACAATTTCGGCTTTTTTACTGCCCTTGTCGGTGGTGTCATTATTCGGGTAACGCTCCGCCAGGAAGGCCGCCGCGATAGACGCCACGGCGCGCTGATAGGCGCAGACCTTCACGCTTTCATCATCAATCTGATCGGCAGGAACATCAGCCAGGCGTTTAAAGCCCTGCGAAATCTGCGCATCACGAAAGCTGAACAGCTCGGCATTCACTTCGGTCATGGCAAACTTTGCGGCAGTTCTCAGACGCTTAGCGGTGACCGTGCCCTCCAGGCGCAGCGTGTCACGCAGCTCAACCGGATCGACATCAGGCCAGAAATGGGTGTTTTTAATCGCGGGTTCCGTCGCGGCGTCCGGCTTTGGTGCAGGTACAACAAGAGACATAATGACCTCTGAATGGGGGGCGGTGGACGCCAGCGTTGAACAAGGTCAAAGACCTGCCGCGGCTGGCGTGCCGCCCTGCGCGGGGCGCATTCTTTTAGCTGCCGGATGCCTTTCTAATGGCGGATTCCAGGCGCTCAATGTCTTTCTTAACGCCTGATTTGTTATCAAGAATTAAGGCATTTTTCAGGCGTTCGAGGGCTAACGCCTCCTTGCCGCCGTCGCGGTAGAGATAGCCGATAATCTTATGCAACTGGGCACGGACTTTATCGGGCATATCCTCGGCGTCGGTCAGCTCCAGCACCTCCAGCATCAGCTCAATGCTGACCGGTTCACCTGCATCGCGGGCGCGCGTGGCTTGGTCGATCACTTCCTCGGTGAAGGCGCAGCCCGTGGTGCGGTTGCCGAAAGGCATGGCGAGCCGGTGCTTAAAGGCATAGCGGGCAATGTTCAGCGCCCCGGCAATATCACCGGCATCGATACGCCAGATCATGACGGTCATCAGGATGGCATCCTGCGCGCCGTTCCCTTCGGCCAGCACGCCCGACACCCACGGGGCATATTCCGGCAGCAGGCGGCGTTTGACTTCCGCTTTGGCCTGGAAGGACTGATGCTTGCTCAGTTCCTGCTTATCCGCATTGAGCTTTTGCATTTGCAGTTCGTAGCCGGTGGCGTGACGCAACAGGCCGGAGGCCTGCTGCGCTGCGTTGATAGCTGACTGCCGCAGCATGTGACGACGGCAAGGGCTAATCATGTTATGTCCCCCTTTATTCCGCTGATTCAGGTGCGGCAGCTTTGAAGGTGCCGATCTGGATATTTTCGACCAGGCAGCCGCCGCGAAAGTCTTCCACCACGAAATCCTCATTGATGGATTCGTAGTTTTCGATGCGGTCACGCTTTGGCACCTCTTCGATGTGACGGCGGTGCGTACCGTCCTGCCAGTAGATTGACAGGTTATCGAGGCGGGTGATCAGGAGCGCGTTAGCGGGGAAGCCCGGCACGCGCACCGCCGGTAAGTTACCGATGCGCTTCTGGCTGATAATCATGTCGGCCGCCAGGCTTTCGGAATTATCCTGCGCCCTGTTCACCAGTGGGAAATACTTATCTGCCAGCAGCTGACGACCGCAGATCACCACCAGGCCGGTATCGTCCTGATAAATCGGGTCAATCATGTCGTTGGTGGCGTCCATCACCAGCGCGTCCAGATTTTCATAGTCACCGCCTGCGCCGACGCGCACGGTGGCGGAGATCAGCTCATCGTCGTCACCGAGGATTTTGCTCAGCACGCGCTCAGGGGCATTGAGGCGGTACTTTTGCAGCCAGCCCACGTTCACGTCCTGCAACAGCGGGTATTTCGTGCGGTTGGAGGTGGCCGCACGCTCAACGCCGTTGAAGCCGATGGTGATGCGATCCAGCGCCTGGCGTTTCACGATGGCGTCACGTAAACGCGCCTGAAAATCCTGATAGCGTGCCCAGAGATCGAGCGTGGCGTAGCGGAAATGGAAATCGTAGTTGGTCTGACGGCACTCGTAGCCCTCAGCGGTCAGGGTATTGAAGTCAGCAGTTTTACGCTCACCGTCGCCGGTGGTGTCCGCCGTGCTGGCAATGGAGCCGGACACGCCTACGCCCACTTTTTCACCCTTCATTTCGTCCACGGGGATGATGTTAATCATCTGGAGGAACGCGGAGGACTCCTGCACGCGGGTCATCAGCGTCTGCGTTACCGACGGCTCAACGCTGAATTTTTTATCCAGGTCGCCGGTGTCCACAGAGTTCAGCTCTGCGATGCGGGACAGGTAGGCGTTAAATTGAAAACGGGTGGTTTGTTTCATGCGTTTTTTTCCAAAATGGTTAACGGGTTAATCGTTTTTTTGTGCTTAGCAGTCGGTGATATCCGCCGCATTCCCTTTACCGCCGCCGCTTGAAACGGGGCGCTGCGTGTAGTTCTGCGGCGCGGATTTTTCCAGCTTGCCTTTGAGCGTGCTGAACTGTTCGCGATCGTCGGCGGTGGCTTTTTCCAGTGCGCTGAGGCGTTGCGTCAGGGATTTTTCCAGCACGGACAGCTTTTCATCGCTGGCTTGCAGGCCGGTTTCGACGTGTTCCACCACCACTTCCACGGCGTCATGCACGTCTTTGAAACGGGCATCATCCGAGGCGGATTTACTGGACAGCAGCTGTTTCACGCGGGAGAACAGCGACGGGGCAGCCGGTTTATCTTCTTCAAACTCGAACGCCGTTTCTTCGGCGACGGTGAACAGGTTTCCAGCATCTTGTTTGCGGCCAGCCAGCGGGTTTTGCTGCGCCTTCGCGCTGAATTGCAGGTACTCGGTGCCGAGGCTCGCGGGGCTGTCGGTCACGGCCAGGCCAATCAGATAGGCTTTGCCGGTGTCGGAAAACGAGGGGTTCACTTCGATGGAGGTGTAAACCTTCTGGCGGGCTTTCACCAGCGACACTAAATCAGCCGTCGGATCAATGTCGGCATACAGTGCCAGCTTGCCTTTCAGCGCGCCGTCGGCAATTTCTTCGGCATAAACGCCGGTCACATCGCCGTACATGCGGAACGGACTATCAGGGTAATAACCTTTGATGTGCTCCATGTTGATACGTGCGCCGTAGACCTTCGGGTCATAGGTTGCGGCCATCTGTTCGATCCAGTCGCGGGTAATTTCGCGGCCGTCTGTGGTTGCCCCTTCGGTACAGATACGAAAGCGCTTTGTTGCTTTTGCCATTTGTCGGACTCCAGTCGGTGTGTACTTCTGAGAACCCCAAGTTTCCAGACACACGTCCGACACCGCCAGCCGAGGCGGGTTGATGCTCGATGGCACAACGTGTGCAGCGCGAAAAGCCGCAGGCCAGCCGGTAACGTTGCAGCCATGAAAACGACAAACTCAACCATCATCAGCGACCCACGGCGACAGGCGGCACTGCTTTACTGGCAGGGGTTTTCTGTGCGTCAGATTGCGGAACTGCTGACCCAAAAAATACCGACGGTGCAGAGCTGGAAAACCCGCGATGCGTGGGAGAACGCCGCGCCGATTGCTCGCGTTGAATCCAGCCTGGAAGCGCGCTTAATTCAGCTCGTCACTAAGGACGTGAAGGGGAATGCGGATTACAAAGAGATTGATGCGTTAGGCCGGATGATTGAACGCCTGGCACGGGTGAACCGCTACAGCCAGAGCGGGAACGAGGCCGATTTAAATCCGAACGTTGCTAACCGCAACAAAGGCGATCGTAAGAAGCCAACCAAAAACTATTTCAGCGACGAAGCCCTGGAGAAGCTGGAAGGGATTTTCTTTGAAAAGTGTTTCCCTTATCAGCGAATCTGGTACGACGCAGGGCTTAAACACCGTATCCGCGACATCCTGAAATCTCGTCAGATTGGCGCCACGTTCTTCTTTGCCCGCGAAGCGCTGCTGCGCGCACTCGCCACCGGCCACAACCAAATTTTCCTGTCGGCCAGTAAAACCCAGGCTTACGTGTTCCGTGAGTACATCATTCAGTTCGCCCGCCTTGTCGATGTAGAACTGACCGGCGATCCGATAGTGCTCGGCAACAACGGCGCAAAACTGATTTTCTTAGGCACCAACTCCAACACAGCCCAAAGCCACAACGGCGATTTATACGTGGATGAAATCTTTTGGATCCCGAACTTCCAGAAGCTGCGCAAGGTCGCCAGCGGGATGGCCTCGCAGGAACATCTGCGCACCACGTATTTTTCCACCCCATCAGCACTCACGCACGGCGCTTATCCTTTCTGGTCGGGCGAACTGTTCAACAAGGGGCGGGAAAATCCTCGGGACAGGATTGAGCTGGATATCGGCCATCACGTCCTGGCGAAAGGTCGGCTTTGTGAGGATGGCCAGTGGCGGCAAATCGTCACCATTGAAGACGCGTTAGCCGGTGGCTGTAACCTTTTCAACATCGACACGCTGAAACAGGAAAACAGCGCCGAGGATTTCCGCAACCTGTTTATGTGCGAATTTGTAGACGATCAGGCGTCCGTGTTCCCGTTTGCCGAGCTGCAACGCTGCATGGTGGAAAGTGCGGAGGAGTGGAAGGATTTCAGCCCGTTTGCCGTGCGTCCGTTTGGTTATCGCGCCGTCTGGATTGGTTACGACCCGTCGCACACCGGCGACAGCGCGGGCTGCGCTGTCGTGGCTCCGCCGCTGGTGGACGGTGGCAAATTCCGCGTACTGGAACGCCATCAATGGAAGGGTATGGATTTTGCCGCCCAGGCGAAAAGCATTGAGGAGTTAACGAAACGCTACTGCGTGGAATACATCGGCGTAGATGCCACCGGCATCGGCCAGGGTGTTTTCCAGCTTGTCCGGCAGTTCTTCCCCGCCGCAATGGAAATCCGCTACAGCCCAGAGACTAAAACAAAAATGGTGTTGAAAGCGAAAGACACCATCACGTCCGGACGCCTGGAGTACGACACCAACCACAAAGACATCACGTCGTCATTCATGGCGATCCGCAAAACCATGACCGCCAGCGGCAGCCGCTCCACCTATGAGGCCAGTCGCAGCGAGGAAGCCAGTCACGCGGATGTCGCCTGGGCAATCATGCACGCACTGCTCAACGAACCGCTGACCGCCGCGAACGGCGGTCAAAGCCCTAACATCCTGGAGTTTTATTAATTATGAGTAAGCGCAAATTCCGCAAGGCGGCACAGACAACGGTCACCGCAACGGTACAGCAGACCAGCGGCGCGGAGGCGTTCAGCTTTGGCGACCCGACGCCGGTATTAGACCGCCGTGAAATTCTGGATTACATCGAATGTACGGGGAACGGTCAGTGGTACGAGCCGCCGGTCAGCTTTGACGGCCTAGCTCGCACGCTGCGCGCTGCGGTTCACCACAGTTCGTCGCTGTACGTTAAGCGTAATATTCTGGCCTCGACCTATGTCCCGCACCCGTTGCTATCACAGCAGGAGTTCAGCCGGTTTGCCCTGGATTATCTGGTATTCGGGAATGCGTTTTTGGAAGTGATCCGCAACCAGCTCGGCGACGCCGTGGTGATGAAAACCGTGCCCGCCAAATATGCACGGCGTGGCGTTAAGCCAGATACTTACTGGTTTGTGCAGCAATGGAAAGATGCCCATCAGTTCGAAGCCGGTAGCGTGTTTCATCTGATTGAGCCGGACATTAATCAGGAGCTGTACGGCCTGCCGGAATATCTCAGCGCCCTGAATTCGGCGTGGCTCAACGAGGCCGCGACGCTGTTCCGCCGCAAGTATTACCAGAACGGGGCACACGCCGGATATATCCTGTACATGACCGACGCGGCACAAAGCAGCTCGGACATAGATCAGATGCGTAAAGCGATGCGGGACACAAAAGGGCTGGGCAACTTCCGGAATCTTTTCATGTACGCGCCGAACGGTAAGCCGGACGGCATCAAGATTTTGCCGCTGAGTGAAGTCGCCACCAAAGACGATTTCTTCAACATCAAGAAAGCCAGCCAGAACGATCTGCTTTGCGCCCACCGCGTACCGCCGCAGATGATGGGGATCATACCGGAGAACAGCGGCGGGTTTGGTGATTCGGTTAAGGCGTCACAGGTATTTGTCCGGAATGAACTGACGCCGTTGCAGGAGCGGTTTAAGGAGTTGAATGCGTGGTTTGGGGAGGGGGTGATCCGATTCACCCCTTATGAACTTACGCCGGAATAAAACGGAAGGCCCCGTAATTCGGGGCTAGAACTACCATTTATCGCTAACTGTATTAGCTCAGACTTGATTAGACCAAGTCTGTAGCAAAATGTGGCTAAGTAGGCCTGGTGGCGACATTAGTAAGCACTTTCTTGTCAGGCTTTTGTTGCTAGTTGTTCATAGCCAAGTAACGCAGAGGGGTTTAATGAGTCGAACCCCCATTTTGGTAAATTTTGACTACCTTTTTTATAAGCGGCCATCAATTCATCAAGATCGGACACTTTATTTATACCAAGGGTATATTTCGCCTTTTCAAAGTATGTCTTTGATGAAGACCTTGCGAAGATTTCAAATGCACTATGAAAACGACGAAGATGCATTAAAGTGTCAGGATACCAATGAATGAAATAGTCTCTCCCAAGTAGCTCCCTCCTAATGAAAAGTATAAAGTCCGCCTGCATTAAATAACGAAATTCAATGCCGGAATTTTTACTTCTTTGTTCAAGTAAGTCTGAATGAATAGATAAACGATTTAATTTTAACCTTGCATTCCGATGTTCTAAGGAGGGTAAGTATTCTCGAAATACTTCGTACCCTACCATTACGTCTTTTCCGCGATCAGGTATTTCAGCTACATAATATTGCTGTGTCAGTAAAATGTTTACCTCAGAGAACTTTTCATATTTCGTGAAAATAGCAATCGTATAGAGGAAAATCTCGTGAATGATGAACTTGAAATTATCGAAGTCCCATTCTTGCCAGTTATTTATATGCGCAGGTCTATTCAAGTAAGTGATGAGCGCCTCCAAAAAACGATGTATTTTGAGTATATTTTCCTCACTAGGTGCATATTGTGAAATAGTTATGAATAGCGTTATAATTTCGTTTCTATAAGGAATGAAATTATCAATACTTTCAATCACCTGATCATCAAACTCACCAACCCTTTCTACTATTCTAATCTGCTCAAAATTATTAATGAAAGTAGAAAAATATTCATCTAGTGCACCTGCGGAAAATGTTTTATTTTCTTTAATAGCAGAGACAGCTCTTTTATATGTGGCCGTTGTGCCTAGAGGCATTCCTTCTGACTCACCCAAAAAAGAAGGCTGTTTTCCTATAGCTGGTCTGGTGTAAAGTGGCTTGTCATAAATCCAACGTAATAATTTCTCAAAATTATCGGCGTATTTATCAGGTTCACTTAAGTCGATATATATTCGCGATTTATAATATGTTGGGAGATAAGCCTTACCTTGTGAGTCTCTCTCTGAAATGACCGCTACAAATTTCCCTTGCTCCTGATTTTCATAAACTTCACGTGAGATTATTTGAGTTTCAGTACCGACACCGCCAGCTCGCCCATCAGCCTTTAATGCGTAAACTTCATCACATATAATTGCTACCTTAGTTATCTCTGAATCTGTAACCATCTTTTCCATGAAAGCAACCGAGTCATGACCTTCTTTTAGATCCCACTTGTCAAGGATCACATGAACACCAGATTCGGTTAGTTCGTTAGCTAAATCAATTACCCATTGTTCATGGGTGGGATTAGACCAGCTATAAGATATGAATAACTTTGGGTTTTCCATTACGCATAGATCCTTAATTAAGAAAATTTCGCTGTAATTAGTTGATTAGCACTAAATTCTTATACTTAATGATGGCCACAAGTCAACTTCGTTATCTGGTTTATCGAGTAATTCAATCAAGATGCACATAATTTGGCTGCTTTAATCGTTACCGCCGCTTCTTTCAACGATGAGCCTCCGCCCATTCACACTCCGCGCAGTCATTAGAAGCGACGACTAAACGCGAAATAAAAGAGAAAGCGCCTCAGCGTGCAGGAGGCCGCACCATTCTAACCGCGCTTCACCACGGCGCGCGCAATGTTACCCGCCTGCACGCTTTTGACTTAGCTAACTATTTTTAATGCATGACCCAGACCGACGCCAACACGGCTAGTGGGGCATTCAGGTGTTTCTTGATCCTTTCTGGATCATGCAAAACCATGCGCATAATGCATGCATGGCTCAACCATATGACTGAGCTCAATGCACATCAGTTGTATTAGCTCAGACTTGAGCTAATACAACTACTACTTCATAGACCCAAACTTAATCGGATAGGCAGCCCATTGCCAGAAGCAAACTTTGCCAACATTGCAGTATGTTAATTTCAAGGTAACAGGTAGAAATACCATTCTAAATATGGGGGAGTGACCAGTAGCGGAGAGTGGTGTGAAATCCTTTTCACACCACTTAAACTCATTCGGAATGGCGCTACACTTGAAGGTGAACCTCTCCGCCTTCTGTTCTTGGTACCATGTTTTTACTGCGCCGACTGGGATCGCAGATGAGGTGACGAAAAACCGCATAAAATACTTCGGCATTCATGTGCCTGAAGATGAGATTAATACGACATTTGCGGAGATGAAGTAGTATTTGCTAAGTTTTGTTGGCTGGGTGAGCACTACACTCGGCTTCAAAAAGTGTGATGTTTTTATGAGACATCACGAAAAACGCAAGTGAGTTCTTTCGGATTATTTTTCCATATGTGATCAAACCCACTTGAAAGCATGACTTCTATTTTTCCTTCAGGGCTCTCAATCAGAAGATAACGGTCATGACAATTAGTATATTTTGGATTTGTAGTAATCTGTACACTCCATTGTGGATCAATGCTATGCACAAAATCATTATTTATTTTACTACTATTATTGGCTGCAGCTATCCCTGCCGCAATTTCAGAAAACTCGATAGTAAGCGTTTTTCGTGGTAATACCGAATGAAATAAACTGCATGTATTATCCCAATTTTCGGCAAAGTAGTTATCGCAAATTGTAACTTTAGTTGCATTGCTACAAAGCATCTTAAAGTATGTCTTTAAATGTGTCCTGGTATCTGAGGAGCTTAACGTCACTGTGACTTGATTATTAACCATTCCCTTCTTAAAGTGCACATAAGGAAGAGGAAGGTTTTGATCTTCTGTTAAAATAATTTTCAAGAGTGATTTAGACGCTAATGTAATAAGATCATCATCACTTTCAGGTCGATTTGCGAGCCCAGCTAAATATTGTCTATACTCTGCATCAGATATTTTCAGACATGAAGCCTTGGCTGCAACCCATTGTTTCTTATTGGTTAAATATGGCAAAACAAGTTTCTTATGTAACCTTTTAACTTTGTTTTTGTCATCCATATTTTCGTAAGCTACCAATAATGGCGTATCGAGAACCATTTGATAAGACATTCCGTTACCTCATCTGCATCAAATCATCTAATGTTGCGTCGAAGAATCCTAGAGGAAAACCAGTCACCTCTCCATTGAGGTCGGTGAATTTCCCATTGTCATTTATTTTCATCGAAATGAATTTTTCATCAACTTCCGGTTTGTAATGCAATACTACATTTTCTGAAGAAATCTCATCTTCGTAAACCAAATAAGCAAGTTTATTAATCAAATGCTCACAATGAGTTTCAACAATAATCTGTATCCCTTTACTTGCTATAAATGTCAAGAAAACGGCTAAATGAGCCTGTGCTTTTGGATGCAACTGGATTTCAGGGTTTTCTAGAAGAATAAGATCACCTTTTTTTGCCATCAGGCAAATAATCAGTACTTTTGCGATATAGCTCATTCCCGCCCCCAAGTTCAGTGGCGAAACATTTCCTTCAAGTTCTTTCAGGGTAAACGCCACTTTAACTTGATCACCCATTTTCTCAGTGACTAATTCAGATGTTGTTCCTGTAATTAATTTCAACCAATAGGACAATTGATACGCCAATGTTGACGATTCGCTAGCCTTCACCAGATATCCAGGTACAGGTAAATGCTTCATTTTATCAAATGTAGAAAACAGGTATTCACCAGCTCCGCCGACACGGCGTTCAGATACAGGAACCATTTCTTGTGCCCCGAGGCGGTTAGCGTTCAGATAAAGTAGCTCAGGTTCACTGCCAACAACTCTTGGCTCATATTGGTAACCCAATCGACTATCAATCTCTGAATCCTCGGCATTAAGTGTTAATTTATGAGAATGCCCCTCAGTATCCTCAACATTTATATTTATGGATTTTGCATTAATTTTCTTATTTCTTATAACAGAAAAATCGGCTAAGAAACGTAGAAGATCTTCCATACTATATTGATTGACTGAAGCACTATGCTTAATCAATAGCATCAGTGCTTGCAGAGCACTAGACTTTCCCGAAGAGTTTGTTCCGGTTAATATAGTTAAAGGTGATAGTTCAAGACTCGCTGAGTCAAGACTTTTAAAACCCTGTATATTAATTTGTGTAAGCATTTTTTAACCTTTTTATCATTTCCCATGAAAAATCAAATCGCATTTTTACATATTCAGTTGTATCGATTGCACCGGAAAAAATGCCCATATCATCAAAATCCGTTTTATACTCGTCAATAAAATCACGTAAATCAAGATCTTTTGGTAAAAGTTCTAATTGAACTTGACTAAATACCATAACCAGAACTTCAAATAGCCCCATGTTTATTGGCCTTCTTTTAGCTCCAGTTCTAGATCGAAAACGAAAAGCTTCAGTCCCTAGTGCTATAGAAACATTCATCATTCCTCGATAACAAGCTTTCTCAGCTTTATTAATTGATTCGGCGCCGGTTTTGGTGTTAATAAACTTCATTACCGATGCTAAAAAGGCATCAATGTCCGAACGAAACTCAATATCTGGTAACGATCCGCCAATCAACAAATAAAAGGCTACAAAACGCAATACAAGGTAGCGATCTCGCATTCTGTCAGCTTTTACCCCACTGCCAGTAGAATTTATAAATGCAGAACTTTCTGCTAACTCTTGAATTAAACGGGTCGCCTTTCCCTGATATAAAGCGTGGCGCATTTCCTGTTTATTCAGGTTCATACCACTGCGATTAACTCGCTCAAAAATATTAAATTTTACATATTCTGGCGTCGGTGGCTGTATAACATAAGAGTGCAACTGACAGTCTTAAAGTTTAGCTTGGAGTAATAGAGGGATTTCAGAAAACTTCATACCACGTAATTTTGGTAACATGGTTAACTCGGTCAATACATAATCGTTATTGATATAACGCTTCAGCGCAGAAATACGTTGCTTACCATCTATGATTTGCCGTGTGCCATGTTCATCTTCAAAAAGATAAATCAATGGAATCGGAATACCCATTAAGATAGATTCAATCAACTCAGACTGACGCTTACGATCCCAGACATCTTTACGTTGAAAATCCGGCGCCAATACTAGTTGTCCACGGCTTTCACGTCGAAGTAATTCAAAAACACTCGATTGTTCTTTCGCAATCCGGACTTCAGTGTCCGTCCCCATCTGATGCGGATGTGATGTTAACTCGAGTCCTTCTTGATCCTCAAGTTCAATGTTGTCGTTTTCTTCATCCGCATTATGCATGGTGAAATCGCCTTTTATTAATTTCTTGTATCATTTATCAACAAAATAAGACTCTGGGTTCAGAGCTATTATCCGGTGCGATTGTACCTTAACTCGATATCTAACTGCGACCTTAGTAGCATCATCATCTGAATCATTTCTCATCATATAGTGTACTTGTAATGCCCAAGTTATGGGGATTGTTTCAGTTGTTTGAATCCTGAATGGAATGCCTACTATACTCCTCGCTCAGACCAGACTGTCAGATTTGATGATTTTTTACCTACGAAATCTGTCAGATCAAGTCTTAGTAAATACACGTCGTTCAAATTCAGCTCAATCTGACAGAGATCACCAGAGCTGATTTTCGCCCCACGGTTTGACGCTTTCAGCTCGCCAGTGTTTAACACGTGATGTGTGTTTCATCAGTTTACGTTCGATTTCTGGGCAGCATGCTCGTTCTTCAGCTATCAACTTTGTCGACGTTTAATTTCACGGCCTTATGTCGGGTCAAAAAATGCGTTGCACCTAGCTAACCTTATGTGTTTCTTCCTGTATACGTACCACGATCGCCCTGACGGCGGCTGTATTTACTGGCTGGGTATCAGAGATGGACGTTGTAGCGGCGCTTTCTGCTTGGCTATAACACCAATTTGCGGACAGTCTCGTTTCACCTAACCCACAGTTATTGACAGGACTCCGAGGCGCGCCGGAGGCGCTTTTTGCGGTCAAAACCTCAGAATCAACGGCAGAAGCAACGATGCGCCATTGAGTTGTGCGCGTTTCATATACATGTGATTCGCCGAGGTGGGGCGCGAAAATGCCCACAACTTTTTTCACTTCTTCATCGTAGGCGTTCAGCTCATTGGCAACGCGACGTGCTACGCGCACCGTCTGATTGTCACGCGGTACATTAGCGCCGCCCTGGGCAGTCATGTACGCCATAAAGTCACCGGCATCAGCAGCAGCGCGAACGGCTTCCACTTCTTCGTCAAAGGTTTCAGTCAGACTGATGGAACGGATGCGGCGGCACTCACGGTATGAACCCATAGTAGGCAGGCCGATGGGATGGAATTGAGGGATACGCCATGTTGCAGCCCAGGCAGTAACAGCAGCAGCGGAATCCGTCAGAAGCTCGCCGGTCTCGTGGTCGCGTTCGCCTTCCAGTGCGTAACCGTCGATATTCTTCGCGATGTATTTAGCGATGTAGCCAGCAGCACCGCCTCGGTTCAGGTGCTTACAGTCAAAGCGGTTCTTTGCTGCGCCGCGCTCGTCACCGTCTTCTTTCATGGCGTATTTGCGCATGATATCGATCACCGACTTACGCATGACAGGCTTGGTGAATAACATCATATGCCAGTGCGGAGTCGCGTCGTGGTGAGGCTCAACTACGCGCATCCCATAAACTGATAGGCCACTGTCTTTAAACGCGGTGCGCATTTTGCTCCAGATCCCACAAAGATAACGCTGTGCATCTTTCGGCGTGTAGGCCTCTTTGTCCCAGGAATGATTTCGTTGAACGCGCTTGTTATCACCTTTACCAACCATGCGGGTCGGGTGAAATTTAGAAGGGGTGGTGATGGTCAGAAACATCCCAACGTCACCATTCTCGGCAGCATATTTTTCGGTGCCGGCGATAGTGCTCATCAGCTCCATACGGCGGATTTCAGGGTTTGAAATACTCGCCATGACTTTGTCGATCAAACTGATGCGCTCGCCGGTTTCGACATTCTCCAGGTCACGACTTTTTAGATAATCCAGATTCGACAGGCGGCGGGAACGAACTTCACGGATAGCCTGCTTACTGGCATAGGGAGACGCGTCACGGTTAATCTTGCCGATTGCGATCAGCAATGACTCACGCCAGCGGGTACGCTGGCCTTTCAACTGACTTAACCACCAGTCAGGATTGACCAGACGTGACATGCCAGCGATGGCAGACGTTGCATCCAGTTTGCCTTTACTGAATTTTGTCCAATACATCGGGGTAACGTTGAAGGCTCGCGACATTCCTGCAATATCACGATACAGAGCGCACTGCGTATCAGACTGAAGAAGCACCGCGTAATCTCCACCATTTTCAGCCAATAGCTGATCGCAGCGGTCTTCATAAATCGTCTTCAACTGTGCGGCAATACTCTGTGTGAAACGACGCAGTGGCTTGTCGCCCATGTTTGGCAATTGGTGGTAAGTATCGGCCTCAGACATGAATTTCACTGAGGCATTGAAATTCATTGCATGGGCTTTATTAACGGCATCGACACGCGGCAGGATGCTTCGCCCAAGGGTATAAACCAGGTATTTATTGGCTGCGTGAATACCCTGAGTTTTGAGCAGATACTTATGGCGGCCAGTGAAAATCTCGCGCAGATCTGTCGAGAGGTTTTTCACTTTGATTAAAACAGCTTGCCCCTGATCGTATTCATCACGGGTAAGCGGTTTCGGTCTCAAGTGTGGTTCAACTGGAGGGCGCGGAGCATTCCATGGGTAAGCCCATTCAAAGCTTGGTCTGGTTTCGCAATGATCAGGTGAAAAGCGCATGGTATATTAATGCTCTCGCTGCAAGGATTAGGGAGGTATTGATGTCTCAAAAGGAAATAGCGGCAGTTAACAAAAAACGCTATATCGAAAATGTCACAGCCCAGAGTGGATATGACATTACTGCCAACAGATTTTGTCTCGCATCAGCTCAAGAGTTACTTATTGCTTGCGACGTGATTTTGGCTTGTACAGAAAATCAGATAACAGAGCGCTGGCCTCGACTAAAAGAGCATCGAGACGTTCTTGCAAAGTTTCTGATCCCGCACCTGCCGTCGGAGTGGAAAGATTACGGAGAATGGAAAGTACTAATTCAGAACGCATTAGAAAGCGTGCGTCAACAACGTCTGATGAACCAAAGATTTGAATTTGATGAATGGGCGAGCTGGGAAGAGCAAGAGACAGATATTCATATTTCGGTTCAGTGTTCTCGTCAAACGATTGCGATGTTTTGTTATGACAATCCTCATGTGCTGCATAAGACTTCAATTTTTGCGGTGCCTCAGAAATGGAATGAGTTTGTCGCTTCATTGATTTCGGGCGAAATCCGTCCAGCAAATGTAGATTTGGTAGACTCAACGAAAGCACCTGCGTGTTTAAACGGAGTTCATCCCCGATATGTTCTCCCTTAAATGATATTTTCATATTGTGATTATTAGATTTCATATATTCATATTCCTTTAATATCGTTATAAATGAAGGCGACATTGATTGCGCCAAGTACGAAAAACACGCATATAAATGAGGTCATCACTGACCTCTGTAATTTCTTGCCTTTAGTTCAGCGATAGATTTACAGGTTAGGCAGAGTTCCACGCCTGGAAGGGCTGCGCGCCGTACTTCAGGAATAGGGTGATTACAGTCAATGCAAAATAATGTTGATACGCCGCCAACAGGTTGGCGTGCCGCTTTGATCTGTGACTCTAAAATCTGTTCAGCACGCTCCTGCGCCGTGTCGATAAGATCAGCCATCAGTGAAGGTCTCCTGCTTCATTTTGAATACGGCATGCCTCGACACGCAGTGCTTCGGCGGCTTCTTTCCCGCTCAGATCATGCTTATTGATAAAGCAGGCGAGGGCTTCAAGACGTGCAGCGAATACGGCTGCACGATTTAAACGTTCGTCAGAACGTGCTTCGTTGATCATTTCTTCCATTATCCAATCCTGTTTTTGGGCAAAAGAATGCCCGGCGGGTTGAACGTCAATTAAATTTCAGATGTATTAATGTTCTATGTTGAGAACTGAGTCGGTTTCACTAATAAAGGCCGGAAGCGCATTACCAAACTCAATGAGTGAATTAAGTGCTTCAATGACCTTTATTCTTTCACTGTGTGCCAATTCAAAGAAACGCATATTGATATGACGACTTTTCAATCCCGCATGGAAGCAGATCAATTTGCGCATGGTCGGCGTACTTTCATCAAACGTTTCCTGCGCAATATTTTTCTGGCTGGTCAGCATTTTTCGGATCCCGATAATATGCTGATAACAGGCCTCTCTTTTTTCCTTCGGGATACTTTCCGAATAGCTCAATGTTTGCGATTGCATAGACACCTCAACCAAAGAAGCGTTTGTAGAAGGGCTTCCGGCTCGAAACGGTTGAACACATTTGCGGTTTAGCTGGATTCCAGCGTTTGCCACCTGGTAGCTCAATCCAGCCGTGTCCAAAACTGCGGGAAGGGCTTTGTCTTTTCAGCAGTGGTGCAACTGAGATAACCATTTACTCCCTCCTTAACGCGGTATACCCAAGCCTAACCACATCAGCCAACCATCTCGGATCTCTTTAGGACGCTTTTCAAACGCCAACTTCATACCTGCGTTCCAGGCAGGGAGATAAACCCAGTTTTCCGCACGTGCTGTAGGATTTTCAGGGTTACGCATTTCGACAATTGGGAGCTTGCCAGCTTCAATCATCCCTTTTACTGCTGCGGGCGTTTTGCCAATTGCCTTAGCAAATTCCGAATACGGCAGGACATCCGACACACTTACGATTTGTTTGCCCATCTGCTAATCTCTCCGATAGTGTAATTAATTGCCTATAACTGCTTTTAATTGCCGATGGTGGCAAATTTCTGCCTTACAATGGTCACATTATTTGACGATGGTATAATTATGTCAATAGAGGTATCGGAGAAAATCAAGCTCATCCGTGAGTCGGAGAGGCTTACTCGTAAGGATTTCAGTGAGTTAACTGGAATTAAATATGCAACACTTTCGAGCTATGAAAATGGAACGAAAGGCATGAGCTTAGAAATGACGATGAAACTTCTGAATCAACCTAAGTTCACAAAATACACAATGTGGTTCATGACTGATCAAATTTCCCCTGAAGCCGGACAGATCGCGCCGGTTCTCGCACACTTTGGGCAGGACGAAACAACGTCGTCCCACTCCGACAAAAAGACTGGTTAACGCTACATTTCGACTTTTTACGTTTTATAGATTCACTGAGTCTTTGCAGTACCCACGATTCCGGAGGGCTTCAATATGTCGATTAAGAAGCTCGATGATGGTCGTTATGAAGTGGACATCAGACCGCAGGGGCGCAACGGAAAGCGCTTCCGGCGTAGGTTCGACAAGAAACATGAAGCAGCCGCATACGAAAAATATGTAGCGGTGAATTATCACAACAAAGAATGGCTATCTAAACCGGCAGACAAACGGCCTTTATCCGAGTTGATAGAACTGTGGTGGCTCTATCACGGGCAGAACGTGAAGCACGGCAAGCTCGACAAAGCCAAACTGGAGTTCATCTGTAACCTGATGGATGACCCGTGTTCTTTCCAAATTGATAGCCTGGCTATTACAAAATTTAAGTCTTTAAGATTGGCGAAGGGCGTTAAGGCAACGACGGTAAACCGCAATTTGATGTTGCTGAGTGGCCTGTTTACTTACCTGAACGAAGCCGGTTTATTCCACGCTGAAAATCCGTTGCATGGAGTAACGTTGCTAAAAGGGCAGCTATCATCCATGACTTTTATGTCTGCTGATGAAATTGAGAAGTTGCTGTCTGTTTTGGAAGGGGACAATAAGAGGATTGCGATCCTGAGCTTGAGCACTGGAGGCCGCTGGGGAGAAATAAGCAGTTTGAAGGTGGAGAATGTCATTAATAACCGAGTGACTTTTCTCAATACCAAAAACGGCAAACCCAGAACAGTCCCGATCTCAGATGAGGTATGTAAGGCAGTCAAAAATCAGAAGTCTGGATTACTTTTTCCTGATGCCGATTATTTGACCTTCCGGCTGCTATTGAAATCGGTGAAGCCAGACTTACCGAAAGGGCAATCATTGCATGTGCTGCGACATACGTTTGCCACACATTTCATGATGAACGGCGGGAACATAATCACCCTGCAAAGAATTCTCGGACACGCGAATATCAACCAGACAATGGTCTATGCTCACTTCGCTCCGGACTTCCTGCAGGACGCAATTTCCTTTAATCCATTGAGGGGGAAAGCGGGGCTGGAGTGTCCACATAGTGTCCACACCTAAGCATCTTTATAGGGCTTATAGCTGCTTACAGCATTTATAACTCATTGATTTATAGTGATCGCGTTGTAAGTGCAGGAAAAATAAATGGTAAAAAAGGCACATTTTTGTGCCTTTTGTTTTTTGAAATTCGGTAGAGTAGTGCGGCTTGTTATTGCGGGTCGCCGTTCAGCAAGGCGGAGACGCCCTGACGGTAGCGCTGTTCCAGCGTTTCGCGGCTGGTGGCGTCAACTTCCAGGTTGCGCAGTCGTCCGTCCAGAATGCCGTAAACCCAGCCGTGCAGTGTGACTTTCTGGCCGCGTTTCCAGGCCGATTGCATCACCGTGGAGTGACCGAGGTTGTAGACTTGCTCGACCACATTCAGTTCGCACAATTTATCGAGACGTTTTTCTGGCGACAGTTCGCCCAGCAGGGAACTGTGTTTGTACCAGATGTCCCGGATATGCAACAACCAGTTATTGATCAAACCCAGTTCAGGGTTTTCAACCGCCGCCTGCACACCGCCACAGCCGTAGTGACCGCAGATAATCACGTGTTCAACTTCCAGCACGTCGATAGCATATTGCACAACGGACAGGCCGTTAAGGTCGGTGTGGATGACCAGATTGGCGACGTTACGGTGAACGAAAAGTTCGCCCGGCTCCAGGCCAGTCAGTCGCTCGGCGGGGACACGGCTATCGGAACAGCCAATCCACAAGAAACGGGGTTTTTGAGACTGGGAAAGGCGTTCAAAGAAACCAGGATCTTCGTCAATCATGGTTTTAGACCAGGCTGCGTTGTTACTGATGAGTCTTTCTATGTCATTCAT